GACGAATATGTAAGGACCACATTCGGGGATTTACTGGACCGTATCGAAGTTGACGTGTTTACCGAAAAGCCTAAGAAAACGAGGAAGAAGAAAGATGAAAATTCACAGCAGGACGCTGGAATGTTCAACGGGCAGAACGACGATGGAGATATTCGAGTTTAAACACGAACCTGAAAAGGAAACAATTGACGAATTTCTTACCTATGTTAAATTCAGATTTCCGACACAAGATATTGAAATTTTCTACGGTGGCGCAAGAGTAAAGATTCTTAAAAAGGTAATCAATCCGCCAAAGAAGGAAGACAATAATGCTGGATGGGACGCAGAAGACAACACATACGAGTACCGAAATTCAACAACCAAAGCAAAGGTGCGTGGTAGCAAGACTTAACATTTATAAGTCTCCGGGATGGTTCGATATTCAATCATTTGATAACGTCCACGACGCCGATATCTACTGTCTTATGCTTAACCAAGATACCGATATGATTCACAAAGTGTTTTTGGAGGACGACAGCGATGCTGGATGATTTCGACGAACACGACTTTAGTGCAATCTGGTCCGCATCCGAAGGTAACGATTACGCAGTGCAGTTCCGTCGGGAAAACGAACGTGAGTGGACGTGCAGCGAAATAGCACTGAGTAAACAGACCGCAATTAACTGGTTTCAAGGTGTAATGCAGAATCCCGCATATGGAGTTGAGTACCGCGTGGTGAGACTAAGCAGATATCCACCTTGCCCTGTAACTCAAATTATTAGCTATTTTAAGGATAAGTAATGAGTGACAAGATGAAATATCCACCAGCAGACAAGTATCCTTGTCCACGTGAAGATTGGCTCATGACTGTCGAGTATGCCGAAAAGAAGTCCATGTTTCATTGCATACTTTGCACAAAGACACATCGGATTAAAGATTGTCCGAACAAGCCTGTTAAAATAAAAGTTGAGCAGAAAACAAAAAGTATGTACGATTACAATGACGAGGAATATAATCCCCACAATTACGGATGGTAACGCAATGCGAACAATTGCATGGTTTAGCGGTGGGATAACATCGGCGGTTGCTTGCAAACTTGCACTGGAGAAAAATCCAGAAACCGAAATTGTTTTCATTGAAACAGGTAGCCACCATCCGGACTTGCTGCGCTTCCTCGTAGACTGCGAGAAGTGGTTTGGTAAGAAAATCACTATCTTACAACACGAAACCCTTAAGTCTGTCGAAGACTGTATCCGCAAATACAAGTTCATCAATTCTCCCAATGGCGCACGCTGTACCAAGACTCTTAAAAGCGAAGTGCGAGAGAAGTGGGAGAAAACTAATCAGAACATCGAAACATATGTATGGGGATTTGAGGCCGGTGCAAAGGAAGAGGCACGCGCCGCACGTATTATTGCCAAACAACCGGATAAGAAACATATCTTTCCGCTCATCGAAGCTAAGATGGATAAGCAGGATGCCATCAAATACGTTCAGGACGCTGGCATAGAGATACCGGCTATGTACAAACTAGGCTATACCAACAACAACTGCGTAGGCTGCGTGAAAGGAGGCATGGCGTATTGGAACAAGATACGGGTGGACTTTCCAGAAGTGTTTGACCGCATGGCAAAGCTTGAACGCGAGATTGGTGCAAAGTGTCTTAAGTCATATTATTTGGATGAACTACCGCCGACCGCTGGGCGAGGACAGAAGCCATTGGTAACCGAATGTGGAAGCACTGGTGAAGGCTGTGAGATTGAGAAGATGCGATGGTACAACACACGCGATTAAAAAAGTTCTTGACACATTCTTAACAGCACGATAGCATAAGTTTAGAAAGGAGAACACGATGAGATTTGAATTGACGTTTCATACGTACATTGAAGTGTTTAACCGTCTTCTGTCATTGAGGTTTGATCCTAAAGATTGGGAATTTAGAGTAAGCAAAACTGCATCGACCAAACTCATCTTTCTCGGACCAATTCATCTTGGTTATACGAATCAAAAAATTCTTAATCAGCGTATTCAGGAAATGATTGCAAACTATGAACAAGACTTTGCCGACTATCAAGTAAAAGATAAAACTGAAACGATTACCGCGATCAATGCTAGCCAAAACATTCTTCATTGAGGTTTATATGATTATCGCACTTGTTGTTCTTTCTCTTGCGAACGTTAAAGCTGAAACGCCCGAAGTTAAACCCGCAAACAGATTGCAATGCCTTAACCCTGTGAGAGTCAGTCCTAAGCAGGAAACTACGCAAGATGTTGGCACAGAGAAATGCCTTGCTGTACCGGATAAAACTGTTAAAGCTAAAGGTAAACCTTCATGGAAATAATTTTTGCGTTCTTTTACGCAGCGATTGTTGCACTTAGTTACAAACGAGCGGGTATCTTTCCCGCGTTGTTCTGGCCGGTAACGGTAGTTATTGCTGGGATAATGGTTTATGCGACAGTTGCGCTCGGTCCTGATCCTGACGATACGGAAAAATAATCTAACTTTTACTGATTATATTCATCCAAACTGACGAATGTGCGGTTTGGATAATCTTCTTTTAGGGCTTCTAAACATTTATTAAAATTGAATATGTCATGGTTGTTCTTAACAGCAATAACGCACAACACCAGATTCATATTTATTCTGACACAAAGAAATTTTCCCGGCAGGTCTTTGCCGAGAATCTGTTTAAACTCTTGCCAATGTTCGCGAAATTCTTCGTACTCAGCCCACTCTTTAGGCCAAGTTGTCTTTTTTGTCATGGTTTTGTAAACTAGCACTCTGCTCATCTAAAATCTCAATTACCGTAGGGATAACGTTTCTTAGAACTTCCTTACATGCTAATGCTACCTCAGAATGTTCTTTTTGTGTACCATTTTCTGACCTTACCTGAACGTAATGAATCCAAGACCTTACGGTTCCTGACATGTAAAGACGACTCGGTGTCATCCCTTCTGGGAGCAACGCACGGGCCTGTTCCTTGGCGATCCCAAGCTGCAGGGCTTCATCGTACATGGACTTGGCCATTCCCCAAACAATATCCTGCGTCCTATCCCAAAATTGCTTCAGGGCTTGATCGTCGGTAGGATGGCTAGATTGGCGGTTTTTAAGGTCCTGCGTACGCGCTTCCACCTTAATCTGCTCGCCGATATTGGATGAATACCGCTGGGAGAACTCGGAGAAAGCAAAGGACCGGTGGCGAATAATCTGTCTGGCAATAGCACGGGACGTTTCAATTTCAAGGGTGATATAACCATGTTCGAACACAGACCAATGACCATTGCGCAGGCAATAGGACAGTAGCTTCTTGAACTCTGGATTATTCTGATTAGGACTGGACACGCGGGCAACGTATGCCATGTGTTCTTCGATGTGTGGCGTAGCAGCAACCAATAAAACTTTCATATAATCCTCTCAGTTAAATGGCTAAATTTACAATCTTCGCAGTAATATAGATAAACTAGATTTGATCCTAAGAACGCAACATAGCAATCAAAATCTTCACTCTGGCAACTTGGACACGTTGACTGGAGTTGTATTAACATCGACAATGCTCCTACTAGGGATGTAATCTTCGTTATAGTAAACTTGACCAATTCCTATTGCCTGAATCATTCGCATGCATTGCTCACACGGATGAAGTGTTACATAAAGTGTTGTTTGACTAAAATCGTTTACGCCATCCGCAAGCGCAGCTCGAACCGCGTTAACTTCCGCATGTGTTGCCAAAACCCGGATTGCCTCTCTATTGCCCCAGATCAGATTATCTTTTGTAATTTCTGGAATTTCGTTGACACCAATATAAATAGTTTCTCCGGCAACAAGAAATGCATCAACTTGACGTACCGGATCGTTCGATTTCGTCATCTTCGAGGTGGTCGTCACATTTATCTCCTTTTTCAATACGGATTGCAACACGGTGTTCAGAGTAGCGACTGGTTGTCGGTCCATAAAGATCGTTAAGTACCCAAAGTAAACGAACAAATGCTTCGACTTCAGACTTTTCGCCATTTTGAAAGTCATCTAAATGTTCAAATACAAATTTTTTTGTATATTCTGAGTCCGTGTGGTCTTCAAGAATCCAACCATTACTCACCATGTCTATCTTTATCATCTGTTTCTTCCTTTGCTAACAATTTATCAAGCCATTCCGAAGACTTTTCATCATCAATAATATAAAGGCAAACGGGACCAAGTTGGGTTATCATCAACCCTTTGTCTTTAGTAAGTTTATGTATAAACCTCCAATAAAGTGGATTAAATTCCAGATCAATTAGATATTTACCGATTGTGAGACTAAGAGTTATATTAAAGTGTACGTTGAATCGCATTTGTATATCCCATCAATTTTCGTGTTCTACTTCCATTTCTTCCACCGAGTACCAGTGCGAATAACTCTTACATTGATGCTTATCCGCATCTGCATCCATTGCATCCTGCAAAAGTCTGAGCCGACCTTCGGCAACCGTTATATCAGTAAATGCTTTGGGATAGACTATTTCTTTTTCGTCGAAGCAAATAACATATATTTTCATGGCTTAATCCTCCGCGTGTTGGTCACATGCCACGTACAGCCAGCCACCCTTCTCTCGCATCTTGCCAGACTGTCAACATTCACTACAGATGGTAGCAGAAAGTTTCTCATACTTGTCAATGATGGCCTGCTCGGAGTCGCTAATGTTGTATCCGTAGACTCGCAGCGTACCAAACTTTTCCTTTATGGTTGTGAATACTGGTTGTTCATCTGCGGCCATATCACTTCCCACTTCTGACCGAATCTCTTCGAGCATATCTCGTATGAGTTTCATCCAGCCCGGACAAACATAGGCAGTCGTATGCAGGAGCATATCACGGTACTCTCTGTCCAGCTCGTCAATGTAGCGGATAACATCCCACTTTTTGCCTATGAGTTTGTCGGTCATAATTCGTAAACCTCCATTAGCTAGTGTTTATGTAGGAATCTTTGTGTAACTGAATTCTTCTGATTTCTTTTTTGGGTCATCTCTTTCTTTAAGATATTTGCAATCCTTTGTAAAGTGTGTTTTCTCACACATCTTACAACCGTACTTACTTCTTATTTTCCTGTAATACTCAACCATTAACCAGTCTTCCGTGTCTGCTTTCTTATCCATGCCACGCTCCTTACTTGTCAATAAGGTCGTCAAGTGAGACCACGTCAGCCTCGCCACTTAGATATGCCTCTTTAAGTTTCTTCATGTTCGTAACACAGAAGCACAGCGGGCCTATCTGCAGTACCTTAATCGCACTATTTGAGTGTGTCTCTACTGCGAGTCGCCAATCCTTGAGCCAGAAGCTGGCCTCGAAGTCGTAATGTCCGATTGTTAGTCTACATTCGATGCTAAAATTTACATTCATAACGTTCCTTTCTGTAGGTACTTATTGCTGACTGACGACATTTTGTTTCAGTAATTATGATGACCATCTGGCTCTGCTAGTACGGCGCGGATTACACCAAAAAACTTCTTACTATCATAGTTCATGATTCCGTGTTTGCCAATAAAGTACCACGCGAAATCTTCTTTATTAAGATGTGGCGAGGCCGTCCAATAGAGTTTATCTTCGCAGCTTTCCCTAAACTCTTCCTTGTGGTCATACAAGTCACACCACTCGCCACGAGTCAGGAGACGTAGGCCGCGTATCTTTGCCCACTCCACAGCCTCGTCGTAGGTCATCTTGTCTTCCGGCTCGAAGTAACCGATACCGTCTATAGTCATGTAACTTAATTTGTAAATTGCTTTCATACCGGCTCCTTCTCTGCTTCGTAGTGTGTGACCACAAAGCGCAGTCCCACCAGACCGTCTTCCTTGTAGGCATACAGCCCACCCGTGCCGACGCATTGGTTGTTATCCTTGAGTAGTTCCTGCAATAGTCCCCTTGCCATGCGGCGCAGGTCACCGATGCTTGGCGACTCGACCGAGCCATGCCAAGTCCATTCGAGGGCTTTCATGGTACGGTGGACTATCTCGAAGTCAAACTCGTCGAGTATCTCTTCTATCAGTTCTCTCATTTCTTTGGATAACTCGGGTTTCATATTTCACTCCTCTGGTTCCCATATGTCGGTGGGTTGTATACCGAGCGGTTCGTCTTTTTCTACAATTACTTTTACAGGTTGTGGCAATGGTGGCCGCATACCTTGGTTTTCGAGAAAGGTCAAAATTGAATCTGAAAAATCTTCGATGAATTTGTTTGAAAACCCACAAAAATTTTCGGGTCTTACCTCTTCGCCGAAAAAGTAATCGCGTAACTTTTCTATCATTTCACTGCGTTTCATTCCTCGTCCTCCCTCTCTTTTCCGGCCACTTCCACAATGTAATAAGTAATCTTGGGCTCCATAAATTCACTGACAATCTTGTGCTTGACCCACTTGTACTCTAACCAGCCCCATGTTTCTGCCTCGTTTTTAAGAATGTCTTCTATCTGTGAGTCAATCTTTTCCTCAGGCGTGTTGAACTCGTCCGTAATTAGAAAGTGGTAGAGGTAGTCGCTGCGAAGTAAACTGTGACTGCGTCTCATAATTCTCTCCTTTCAGTTGCCGAGGATTCCTCGGTAGCTTACACGTCCCACCTATAGCAAGCCTCGTGCAGCGCATCGACAATCTCAAAGTCCGGTTCGTCCTGCCGCTCATGTGCAGAGTAGAGTACTTCCCATGTAAGACCATACTTTCCTGCGCGTTTAAGGACCGTCTCAATCTCAGGCATAATTTCTATATTGGTTAACGTGTTGAGCCAGGCGTATAGCTCTTCGATGGTTGGGTACTCGTCCACGTCCAGTTCAACAACTACCTCGTCGGGCTTGCGTGTAGCATGGGCTTTCGCCTTGCTCGTATAGAGGCGTAGTTTTGACAGCGCGTATGGTGTTGTTGCATAGACTTTCATTCCTCGTCCTCCCACTCGTAGACAATCCTTTTGTTAGGCTCGGCATAGGCTGTCGGTGCGTATTTGATGCGCTTCGGCGGCTGCATCCCGAATCCCTCAATCATATCCAGCAGGTCGGCTGCCTTGCGTTGGAAATAGCCGTGATGCGCTGTCTTATACAATCCTTCATCGACCGCTATATAAAGCAGCTCTTGTGCAATGTGCTCAATCATTTCACTGCGTTTCATTCCTCGTCCTCCCATCCCTCACATTTCTCTACACGACTCAGCAAAACAAGATTGCTTACGCCTTCCTTGGCAGGGGGGCCTGTCAAGACTGTCTTAAAATAAGGCGGCGGCTGCATACCTTTGCTTTCAAGAAGTCTTAATATTAGGTCGGCCATTTCGTCCGGTTCACCCTTCCAATCGTGATACTCAAGAGCGTCGGCCAAAAGTTCAATCATCTCGCTGCGTTTCATGTTTCACCCTCCTGAAATATAGACTACGTGCCGGTGGAACCGTGTCCGCCCGTCCGTTCCTCGTCCTTGACCAGCTCTTTCCTGCGGTAGGCGTACGAGAAGACAAGTTGGGCAATTCGGGTCCCCGAAAGCAGACGCACTGGACTATCACCTGTGTTAAGTAGGATGACCTTGATGGTATCCTCATAATCCGTATCCACAATCCCCGGTGCATTTAGGACAATCACTCCATATCGTGCCGCAAGACCGGAGCGAGAGCACACCATTGCATAGGGAACTACATCGGTTCCATTGGCTGCCCCATAGTGTAAATTAGTAGGCATCACATCTTTGAGATAGACTCCGGTGTCGACAACGGCACGCCCAAGTGGGCGCAGGTCTACGGGCTCAACTGCACAAAGGTCAAGTCCCGCTGAGAGTTTTGTCTGATACATCGCTTACCTCAGTTGAATTTCGCACAATCCGCCTTCACAGGCCGCTGAAGATGAACGACCGTCGTCCTTCTCTTCATACACTATATCAGACATGTTAAGAATGGGAAGAAGATTTTCAAGACGCTCAAATTCTTCCTGACTACAATCCTCAAAAGGTGCATAGTCATAAGTCGCATCACTGAACGGAAGAAGGCTAATTCCACCATAATATTCACGTTTATACCACATCCACATTTTGAGCATTTCACGCTCGGATTCCTTATAATTGATAGTCAGAGATACGTTGTGATAATTCTGACCGTCCCGATGTGAGCCGTTAATCCAACTATTTCGTACTGTGAGAGCACGTTCTGCAAGTTGCACAGCAGTTTCGTCGTGGCGAGTTACTCCTTGCATAGACACTGGCATCTTGAAGATAACGTTTTGCGGTTCCCAAGGCGAATGTTCGATGAAGTCGGCAGGTAGCATGTTCTGCAGAGCGGTAGCCAATGGGTCAGTTTTATCAATCCGGATTCTCCGCAGGTAATAATGAGAATGGGCTGCATGAACACCGCTTGTCGTACCAAGTACAGTCGAAGTAGTGCCGGATGGTTTCACTGTCCCGATACGTTTCGCGGGATTGATGCCGATCATATCAGCAATACCGGCGTTAAGTGTTTTTGAAAATTCGGCCATGTATGACAGAATTTCATGTGTCATCAGGTCCGGTCTTTCTGCCTGTCCGGTCATGCCCACGCCGAGCAGTGCATCTTCCTCTGCGTTCTTTTTCCAATCTGGGTGGATATAACTAAAATCAGTAAATCCGGCTTGCAGAGTACCGAGTACAGTCGCGGCCCATACCATAGACCGGAGTGCTTGCTTGTCTTCTGCGGCGGCAACGTTGATTTCTGTCAGGTTACAAAATTGACGGGAGCGCAGTGCAATCTCAGCACACGGGTTTGTCCCCCAATCGAGGTCGTTTGTCCAAAAAATTCCAGGTTCGCCAGATTTTGAATCATAGCAAGCCTCAAGGATCGCGTTAAATTCGTTGAAGGTAGTCTCACCCCTCGGAAGCACTGCAGAGTTGTTAGCGCGGGCAAATGAGGGGTTTTCGAGCCACCACTCTCCGGACTTGGCTGTTAACATTTCTTTATCGTCACGATCGAACAAACAGATCATCGCAGACCGTCTTACACCACCTGCTACGATAGCATCCGCGATGTAGGTCATAATCTTATGCACTTCAAGTGATGTTAATTTTCGACCGACCGCACCCAAAAGGACACTTCTGGTCAATTCATGACACTTGCGCAATGGCTCAGGTCCACTTGCTGTGCCGCCCGTGGAAAGTTTTGAACCTGCAGGGCGAATCCGCGAGTAGTCGAATGTAGCTTCGGGATTCTGAAGCAATTGCAGCATTGAGTCTGCCCAACCTTCACGTGCATCCACAACTTCTATGGTGGGTAGGTCTTTATGTGAAAGAATCACTGGCAAATTTTCAATATGTCGTCGCTGAACTGAATACCCAACTCCTGTCCCACACGCACTAAGATACATAGCATCAGCGAAGTCCTTAAAACTAGTAACATTGACAAAAGAGCAATTATAGAGCCGAGCGTTTTCACGTAGAATCGGACTTCCTGCGAATTGGAGTGCTCGCATTGAGGGTAGGACTCGTTTTGCTCTGACATGTGCCATTGCTCCTACAATATGCTGTTCCATGTGTGAGTATTTATTGAGAAGCATTGTTTCATATCGGTCACAAACTTCGTCCCAAGTTTCTTTTGTCCCATCTGATTTGACTGCGCTGTACGTTCTGAGAAATGCGATTTCGGAAAGTAGTTGCTTACCCTTCATCTTAACTCCTGTTGTGGAAGGTGCGAGAGTGGTAAATCGAAACGTACTAAGTTTTGGCTGATCAGTCAATAGGCATCAGGTGTGGTATTCCATCAATAATAATTCCGTATCCTTTCCAGCACTTATGGGGAGATTTACGCGCATAATTAAAAGCCGATTGCCGTTCATCGCCGAGCCATCCAACGTTCATACTAAACATCCGTTTCTTATGCGTTGTTACATAACTCAAGTGTGCTTGGTGCGTATGACCATAACACACTGATTGTCCTAGTCTCAGCGCAGCAGACTGCGGCATCGGAATCGGGAAGGTGTCGCCGTGAATGAAGTAAATGCCGTCGATTTCCAGTGGATGTTCGCTTGTATGCCAAATCCAACCCGGAAAATCAAAGTGCTGGTCAAGCGTTTTAATTAATTGATGCGGAAGCTGTGCATCTGCGGCACGTTTCGCAACACGCTCGTCGTGGTTTCCAAAAAGGATACGCATTTCCGGGATTAATTCGTGCAGATATTCCATGTTTGCTTCAGCTTTGTCCCACTCAAGCTGGGCGTGCTCGGATTCGCCGTCTTTTGGATATTTTGACCACGCTCTTTGGTCGAGAATATCTCCGACTTGCACAACCGTCACATCATCTCCGCGCTCTTTTGCTATATTGATTTCCTCTGCAACTTCTTCGATTGCTCGCATGTCCATATACGGAAGATGCATGTCTCCCAACACAAATATCATTCTACTCATGAGTTCCACCCTTCAATCGAGTCAAAAAAATGATCAGGACACATGCCCATTCGACGTGCTTTCTGTATAACAAAAGATAAGCGATTATCCAACACATAATTTTCGCAGTAGTCGTTTTCACCGCGTGTACCACGACCAATTTGCTGTCTTAATACTTTCATGACTTCTCCTATCATCCATTCATCACCGTCTGGTAGTGCTTTTCGTTTTGCAACCCAAGGGTCCATTATGTTAGGGAATTGTAGCGTCGTAATGATCTGAACACGGCACAAATCACCCTTTAAATCCAACCCTTCGCTCATTCCTGCACCGATCATCAGACCACCGTTTTCAATAAATCTGTTGATTGCCTCCTGTTTATTATTTTCGTCATGCCAGATTACCGGAGTGCGGAAATACGGTAATAACTTAAACATCATTGAATATGTTGTGTGAACGAGTGTATTCTTTTTGCCAGTGGCTTTGTAAATATCTTCAATCCGCGCAGCCAAAGCAGGAATATCAATCTCGCTTGCATTGTGAGAGAACTTAGATGGTGTCCATATAACCCTCCGGTTTTCTTTTGGAATAGATGTGCCCAAATCTTTAAACTTATAGTCGTTTCGTCCGAGTATCTCCTTCACGTCGTGCGGAAGAAGTGTTGCGGATGTTAGGATACCGCGTTCTGCGATGATACGTTTGAGAAAGTTTCTCGGAGTTACAATAGGTGTAACTAGCAGGGAGTTTTCTGAACTATTCACCACGTACTTCTCCGGTTCAGTCTCAAAACATTCAAGTGTGAACTCGGTGTTCTGTAACGAATCCAATATCTTGTTAATTTCTTCTGGGTCTTTTACCTTTTTGAGTTTGGTGTTGAGCAATTCGACCTTAGCTGTTAGAAATTTACATACATTTATCTCACTGTTCCGGAGCAGCGCCGGACTGAGATTTAGTTTGCGCAACAGCGTCTTATCCGCAGCATAGAGTCTGTTCGAGAACGTTGATGCTTGTCTGGCCACCGAGATTAGCTGGTGAGCTTCATCAACATAGGTTGTGTCAGTTGCAAGACCATTGCGCTTGCGAGTCACATAGAGGCTCATGGTGTTAAAGAGTGTGGGTTCCCCTTGGGCGAACCTGTCCCGCACGTTGCGCATCTCACAGCGGCTGTCTACGCCACCCCTGCACCTATATCGGACACTAGCATACCCGCAGCGCGTGAGGTATTCGTGACAACGGTAGTGTTGCATACCTATGATAACGTTAAGATTAGGATAATCTGACTTATATTGCGCGACGAGAGTGTTCTGCGAGGTAGTGATAGAACCGCCATAATGTAATTGTGCTGCACGAAGGAGAGCGGTCTTCCCGCATCCTACGCCAGCCTCAATAACCAATGGAGCATTTGATGTTTGAAAATTTTCATGTACCCAATCGAGGGCATCAACTTGCGTTTGCCTTGGCTTTCTTCCGCTTCCATCGAACTTCAGCAGAAGCGGATTTCCACTTTCTGTAGTACCAAAGGACGAGTCCGGGGTTGAACGATTGACCATGTTTTGCCTCAAGAAGAACTGCGGCCCGTCTTGGTCCGTGCTCTTCGCACAAGTCTGCCATTTCCTTTTGCAGAGATTCACTGTACTTGCTGGTTCTCATCGGTCGCTATCCTCCTTGATTTCCGCTCGTCGCATCGACGAATCGCGTAGGCCATCCTTAGCCTTCCTTTCTTATCTATATCATTAACATGCGATAGCGCAAGCTTAAATTCCGCCCACGTGCGACAACGACGCGACAGAGAGAGCAGGAATTTGTAATAATTTCCCTCAGTCGGTTCCATTTGTGGTAACCTTTTAACATAGTTTGTTGCATTCTTATGTTCGCGAATAATATTCTGTAACTCACCATGTGCGGTATAGTATTTTGCCTTGAGGCCGACGATATAACTGTTCGATACCGGCTTGAGCCAACCCATCGAAACAAGCCTTTTAAGCCATTGGGACACGGTAGCCTGAGAGACACCAAGGTAGGTAGCCAAGGAACGCTGAGAGAGGCCAAAACCCCCCTTCTTGACCAATCCATGCATCGCACCGATGACCTGCATGAAGCGCAGTCTGTCCGCTTTGCCGTTAGTATTGCCGACGAACTCATTGTCAGGAATGTTTTCGTTGCGAATATAGTTAATGGTTTCAGTAACTTCATTAGCTTCTAATACAATATTACTATATGTATCCGCCCGCACTGTATAGAACATAGGGTTTTGTAAAAATTCATGTAAATCATTGGCCAACTTAACAGCCAAATAAGTTGATACGATTCCTTTTTTGTCATAATTATCGCGTAGTTCTATTGGCAGGATGTCGTTTATAATGTGCGGCAGCAACTCAAACTCAGGAATTGGGGTGTCGCCAATGAATTTGATAATCAGACACAATTTGACTTTTCCCGAAAACGATTGGCTGACACATACACCCGGAATCTCATTGCAGAATTCCCGCAACTCGTCCCATGTTTTAAACTTCTTGGGGATGAAATCAAAATCAACAAACAACATATGCATGTCTGTTCCGCTCGACAGACCTCCGAGAATTGGCATGGAATTTTTGGATTTCGTTTGGAGGGAAGTGTAGGTCCGCCACCATACCGATTGCGAACCAGTATCTTGCGGATGCTTGATACGGAGAGTAGCTCCGTTAGGAAGATGAAAACTATGTCTTTCTTCTTGAAGCCTTTGAACTTTCAAGTTGGCAAACTTCATCTTCAAATTCCTCTGGATGCTGTTGCAGATAACTTATATCTTTATGGCAATCTTTGCAAACAACTTTTAGAAAGTCTGCATCTACAAAGGTTCTGCGGAGATAGGTATGGATATCGTTAAATCCGACACCTGGTTCGATTCTTGGGACTGGGTGTTCGACTTCGACTTCTTTTGGTCCGAAGTGTTCTCCACAACAATCGCAGAGGTAGACTCCACGTGATATTCGATTCTTTGCGAGGGCTTGCTTGCGCTGATCCGACCTAACCCATACATAGCGGTCAACCATTGCGCGGATGTAGAGCTGCACTTCACGCGGAATCTCCTTTGGTATTAAGAGTTTCTTTGTTTCTTGGACGTACAGTACAGCTTCCGTTCTGACTGCACGCCGCGTTTTCAACTTAGAAAACTTAGACACAGCAAACCTCCATGTTTGCCTTGGTAGCTATTTAATTTTAGAATGCGTCTGAACTAGACTCTTCCGACTCACCCGCTTCTGTCGAGTTAAACTGCGTAATCACAGGGAACTTTTGAAGCTTGACCTTATTGGTTTCGCAATAGAGTTCTGCTGCAGCCCTGTCTGAGAACGACAGTTCTTCGCCGGTAGCTTTGTCCTTAAGTGGACGACCCCAACGCGATACAAGATTGAACTTTCCGCCCTTTGGAAGCAAGTGTGCGCTGTCATATCCGACAGTGATGTTAAGACGACGACCTACCATCTTTTCTGGCTTGCCAAATGTGCTCTCAAGAATCGACGCAAGGTTCTTGGGTGTCACGTCATAGCCGAGTGCACTGAGAAGCTGAAGCAATTTTTGCTTAGGATAGTTTTCGTCCTTACCATTGAAAGAAAGTGATGCTGTGGGTACGGAGATATTTACGCCGGTACGCTTCTCGCCAGTTCCGGTAACTTCCATCCAATAGTTAATCCATGTGGGATCAGACGCAACTGGATTCTTTTCTTCTACGAGAGAGATTTCAACTTCGTGTGCACCCGGAAGGAAAAACTTAACCTCTTTCTTTTCTCGCTTCTGAGAAGTTTCTTTCTTCTCTGCAACTGCGAGTTGTTCTGCCGAAACTTTAAAACCACCAAACTTACGCGACATACGCGACTCCTTGAAGTAAACTGACCGCCATTGGTCAGCACCTCAAACCTAACACCGGAATCACTTCGACGCAATGAAATTTTTAACAGTGTTGTAGAATTGATCCCAACTATCGTAATCGCTTGCACAAATATTTTTGGCGGGACAAAAGTGGCAGGGTCCGAAGAAGTTTTTCTCACCGAGTTTTACAGGTTTGGGAGGAACATCTTCGTCTAATATCATGAGCGAAGCTTCTTGCCAAAACTCCGTGATGTCATTGATGTGGATATCCAACTCGACATTATTGCAATAGAAATGTCCATTTTCACACATGTGGATATGAAACTCGATTGTGTCATCCGGCACGAGCGTTTCGCACAATTCCTCAAACTCGTCATCGCCAATTTCTTCAAACTGTTCGTACGTGATCTTTTTTGTAAACGAACCGTAAATAAGCTTTCCCTTATCGCGCTCAAGTGCAACCATATATGTTATTAGTTGCAGCAGATTCTGTTCTTTAGGCTTGCCCTTCTTGAACACTTCCCGATAAGTATTCTTACTGGTTACACTCTTTAGCTCGTACAGATAGTCTTCGTTCATGAAGTCAATATGGCCTACGAATTCAACCGATGGACTGATTGCAAATTGGACACAATGTTCCTTAATAAGACCTGGATTTTCTTTATCAAACCAGTCCTCGAACAAATGACCAACTTTGAAAACTTTAAGCGTGGCGGGATCTTCTATACCGGCTTGGAATCCATATGAACGCAGTTTAATCATACGCGGACAGCCGTTGTTGGTATCGGTCCGGTACTCTCCGTTGCGATACAATGCTGCGTTTCCGCCGCGTATTTGATATGTCATTGCGGTTGTTCTCCACGAACGATTTGATCAGCTTGCTGCTGTACACCTTGTGCGCGCTGCTCTCCGCTTTCCGCCGCAGGCTGGAATCCACCTTCCATTGCTGCTTCTGCAGTCTGCGAAGCTTCTGGCGATTGCTGTTCAGGCGAACCGGTTGGAACTTGCTGTCCTGCCGGAGTACCAACTGCTCCACCCATCATCTGACGAGTTGTACCGATTGGGTTTGATAGCGCAATGTCAAGCAGGTCCGGGTTATCAACCTTCAACGCTTCCATAATCTGCAAATGTTCTTCGATATGCTCCATGACCAGCGCAACAATTTGTTGATTCTTACGAACAAGCGGATTGTCAATCATTTCACGGTGTTTCTCCACGTGCAGTACGTGGTTATCCATGATAGACATAATCGGTTTCTCGTTCTGTGCGAGCATTTCGTTCTCAAGTTTCATCAATGCAGTCTGAGAACTACCTTTCTCAATCGCTTCCTGAAGCTGACCGGTGAGCAGGATGTTCATATAGTCACGGGCATTGATTTGTCCGCGTTCGAGAAGCTGATTTGCAATTTCCACACGGCCAGAAACGGTTTTCGACAGCGGGTTACCGAGGTTAACCTTAACTCGACCAATATCCGCAAGTGAAGATTCGGTAAAGTTCAGCGAGGCATAGTCCTGAGACAAACCCGCGACTTCAATAATGTCTTCTGTAGACATAAAGTGGTGACAAATCTTCAGAATTTGCATAGCCATTTCTTCCACGGCCATAATGTACGCAGCTTCTACACCACTGTTAAACATCTGTGCAGCGGATGCGGCGAGTGCGATTGCTGTACCCGACTGTCCTTGTTGGTACTGTCCGCGAACGGATGCGTTCTGTCCCGACAGACCCTGCATATATTGACTATACTTTTCGCGCTGTTGCAGATAAACGTTATCCGGCTTGGGCATGTTCATTGCAGTCGGGAAACCTTGGTTCGGCGCATCCGGGTCGGGTTTACCTTGGATAAGTTTCATGCCACCAGCGATATCTGTTTCGATTGCTTTAAACCGGTCCGAAGCAAGTACGTTCGGGATAGCAAAGTTCTCGGCCATTGTGAGAAAGCTGGAATCGAGTGTATTGGCAGCTTCCTGCAAAGGCATAAGGTCAAACAACGGTGCATGACCAAACGCGCTACCATAACGTACATCTGGCCGGAAACAAACAACTGGGATGCATTCATATGGGTTTACGTCGTCAAAAAGGACCAGCCCGTTCTGACAACTGATCATCATGCGACCTTTTGGCAATGCTTTACATGGCTTATGGAAGGTATAGTAAACCCAAACGCTGCCATATTCATTGTCATCAATGCCGAGGTAGTCTTCAAATTCGGGATTAGGCAAATTAAGAATCTCATCAGCTTGGCTCTTATAGGTCGCAGCCAATTCATATTTGTTCATCACGCGCCGGAATTTAAATGAATCTTGATCTTCAAACTGAGTCCTGAACGGGTTAACGCCCACGTCGAGAAGTGTCAGCGGAACAGCTTCAATATCGCCACCGTATGCAGGATTGCCGTCTTCATCGACCGCTTTCATCGAGCCGTGTTTCCATCCGATATAGAGGTAGGATGTGCCAGAGAACAAACCGATTTCCAGCATTTGGCGGGCATGCCGCTCAAGTCGTTTCTGGTAGAAGATGTGGTCAAGCAATGCATTACCGATAAGCACGTTGTTGCGAGCGCGAACGTCAGTAGACTGTGTAAGGCAGTCGAATACCAAGCGGTTCTGCGTGGTCATCGAGAGAATGCCCTTGATATGCGAGCGCGACTCATTGATGTTTATCGCAGTAAATTCATCCTGTTCACCCACGGTGGATGTGGAGTACATGTCGTTCCACACAAGGCCGTAGTAGTATTTGTACGACTCTTTGAACAACTGCCGCATGCGCGTGTAGAATGTACTGGAGCGAGAGCCTTCCCAATAACGTTCAACCTCTTGTGCAAGGTCTTCACTATCCTGCAAATAAATATATTCTTTCGTTTTCATGAAGGCAACCTCTCGTTAACAATCAGAAATACTACATCATGTGATTTATTATCATCGAAAAGCACCGTGATTTCAAGTGAATTATCCCCAACTGTTCGATATGCGAATCGGTCAATAATCGCATTGTCCGAAACGTAGAGTATTGTCGCACCGTAACCCGGTATAATCGTTGAACCGCCTGACTGAACACGGCTTTTTACCATAGCCAATGGAAGGTTTTTCTCGGATCGGTCGAGGGACAATCCGCCACCGACAATCTGATTAATTGTATCGGTCAGGGATTGAATATGACCATACAGAACACCGAGTGCTTTGTCGGCATCTTCGATTTTCTTTATCTCTGGCTTTACTAACTGTTTAGAAAAGTTGGTTTTCATCGGCGACTACCCAAACTCACAGCAGCACGCACGTTGTTGATCGAGTTTTGTAGTTCCTCAATCCGGGTAGAGACTGCTTGTACCTTCGACAGTTCAGCCTGCAAGTCTTTATTAACTTTTTTATCTTCGACAGAACGCACCGCTTTGAGTGCCAGAAGTGCAACAAAAGGCACCGCGTAGAATGCACTAAAGGCAATACCAAGGAAGGAACCTACGAGCAAAGCATCTTCAAGATTTACGTTTTTCATCGGATTCTCCTGATTTTTCCAAATTCAAGTCCGGACGAAACATCTTCGGGACGTGTGCCCCACGAAACCTCTCTGAGTGCATACGCGAGAGCCATAATCCCATCCCCGTGACTTTGTTTCGAGCTTCTTGAGATTTCGGTTCTTCTTTCGTTCCAGATTGCATTCCCTAGTTCCCATATAAGACGCTCGCAACTACTATGTATTAACACCTTATCGTTAATAAAGCAATCACGAACAAAAGAAATCGTTTCTTCTACCTTTGCCTTGCGAGGTCTGCCAAAATTCATGCCGTGTTCATGCCGTAAATCGTATCCGGCAATATCAAATATGTCCAAAACAGTATCTGGCTCAATCCAGTCGGTGAAATTTCTCTCAAGACCGGCATCATACGCTTCCTTAATTTCAGCAAGTGTTTTGTAGTTGCCGTACCATTCGTCTACAACAATGTACTTATCGCGGATGTGGTCATGATAACCAAAAACAAAAAAAGTATTGTCGACCAAACCAGCGTCTCCGCCAATAATAGGCTTGCATAGAACGGCGCGACTGAAATTATCAACGCGGTCCGGTATAGTCTCGGATACGTGGTCTTCCTCGCTAAACTCCGGCACAACCAATGCAGAACGGTCGATGACAAGCTCGCAAAGATACTCCCGCTGCCATGCATCTGATTCTTCCCCTCCAACGTCTTCTTTAATTTTTTCTACTGTCGCGGCGTTTAAAAATGGATTATCGTAAATCGTTGAAATGTGTGCAGTTTTCTTTTTTATACACGCCGTATATACGTCGTTATACGCCGGATGGTCAATGTCCTTCGGAGGCGTAGTAATGTAAATGTAACGCACGATATTTTGGTAGTGGGTCGCCTGCGGCTTCAGAACGGAATTAATGAACGTATGAAACGACTCTTTGTGCCAGAAGGCACATTCGTCGAAGATAAAGAGGGCACAGAAAGGTCCACGGCTGGAGTCTTGGTTTTCTGGCAGAGAACCACCAAGGATATACTCTGCACCCCACGGGAACGTAAACTTGCCTTCGGTGCGATTATAGCGCGGCTGCAACTCTGTGGGTATGATATCCTTCAACTCTGTCCAAAGTGCGCTCATGACCTCCTTTGCCAGCTTAATGGTGGGGAAGATATGGCGGACGATAATCGGTTTGCCGTAATTGCGGTGTTGAAAAATAAACTTCAGGCCGTAAAGAAATGCACTGTACGATTTGCCGGACTTGCGCGCTGCGAGCCAGAAGAGTGTATTGTCGTCTGAATTATCAACCATGTTAAAAAAATGTTTTTGCGTTGGCGTAAATAGATGAGCAAAATGACCACGCCGGATTAGTTCATTTGATATCTTACGTTTATCATTCTGATTCTTCGTCATTTTCAAGTAGTTCCAATAATTCTTCGGTTGTTCTTTCGCGGTAAACCGTGTGTTCACCACGTTCTTTTTCACGAGACATTAGAACTTCAATGATTTTATTAATCTTCTCAAGCGACGTAACCTGCTGAACCGTCAATGGGTCAGTCTGCGTATCCATTTCACCCAAGGAACGCTCAACAAGTCGATAAATCATACTATTGAATTCATCGAGTTTGTTGGTCATCCCGCACCCTCGCGCTTTTTCCTTTTATAATGCTTATATTTTAATGCGGTAATTGCTTGTTCAACATCGACTTCATTCTTATCCGCAATCATACGGACATCGTTTGCTTCAATTTCAAATATAATTCGCTTGTTCCGATAGAATCGGTAGAGTACCGGCATGTAATCTTCGCCAGCAAAGAGGTTATCAAACAACTCCGCAACAATCTGTAATGTCTTGCCATTTTTCAACAAAACAACGTAGGTGTTTAAATCTGTTTTTTTAGGCAATTTATGGACTTCCAT